AACTTCGTCCCGCCGAAATTGATGTTCGATCCTGCTGCTGGTGCGCCACCTCCCGCCGCCCCCATGAGTGCCATCGGATTTCCAGCCGCCGCGCCCATTGCCATTCCGGCGTACTTCGCGAGGCTTGACCAGATTGCGCTAGAATTGGCCGAGTCGATGGCCGCATTGTTCTGGGCAATCTGGTTCTGCTGCGCGTTCTGCTGGGCAAACATCCCTGCAACGGAATTCGGGTCCATCGCGTGAGAGATCGAAAGCGAGGTTCCAGTCGGATTCTGAGAGGTCACCCAGTTGGCCGCGTTCTGCTGCCTCTGGTTCTGGAGCTGGAGTCCGGTCAGTCCCAGATCCCGCGCCACCATGCCCCTGCCGCCCGGCCCCAGATTAAATCCAGAGCTTACATTCCCTGCTAGCGCACCCTGCATGACCTGCTGCTTCACATCCTGCGGAAGATTCCCACCCAGTCCCAGCTCGTCTGCGATTGATTTCGTGGTCGCGCTCTGGAGATTACCCATCCCGGGATAGAGTATGTCCTCCACGCTTCGGGCCGTGTTCGCGGTCCCGGTCCCGAACTGCTGGTTGATGTTGTTGATGGCCGGAACTTGTCCCGAAACCCCCGAGAGAACCTGCGAGGGGTCAAGAGTAGTCAGATTGGGCTTCTGCTGCTGGCCGAGTAATCCGCCGAATATATCGAGTGCCATAGTTTTTTAGGGCAACGCAAGGATCAATGCGATAACACCTTGGATGTCGCCGGTTAAGAGCTTGTTCCAGATTTCGGTTGCGGTTGCTCCCGAGCAAGACTTCGACATCGCCCAAGTTTTCCCGTCAATAGTCTGGGTGATGGTCGCGCTAACAACGGGAGTACCGTAATCCTGATAACTGATGAACTGAATTGTGTAGGTAGGCATAATTTTAGGTTTTGATGATGTAGGCGAGGGCCACGAAAGGAGGAATTGCTCTCGGAGTTTCGCCGGTTGTGCTGATGCCGTTATGGATGAACCACGCTTGCGCGTGTGCGCCATCCAGACCCTGCGTGTCAGCATTGAGAGTGTGAGTGTGGGCCGTGTAATCCCGATTCTTGAGAAGGGTCGCTCCATCGGAGACGTTCGATTTTGCAGTTCCAGCATCATCCTGTCGTGCGCCGACAATGAAATGATCGCGTAGGTCGGGAAGATTGAATGATCCCGCGCATCCCCCGCCGGTCCCGTACTGCGTCCCAATGATCCCGTAAAGAGCCGGATAATCCGATGCTAGAACCGCGCTTCCATCGCAAAGCAAGTATCCCTGCGGGATATTGGCAATCGTCCCTGCCCACGCCTGAACCATTCCAGTCTCTACCGCAGCGATGGTCGGAAAAGGCATCGGCACATAGGAGCCGGTGTTGTCGTCCCAAACGTAGAGGGTTTGACAATCCTTGAACCAGATTCCCACGTTGCTCTGCGGGGCGTCCGCGCCAGCCACGATATTCGCGCTAGCTTGGTTGCTGGAGATGACCAGCCGGGCGGCGATTGCGTTCGCCAGTTCCTGCGCGGTTCCGCAGAAGTTTTCCGGAAGGTTTCCCATCGTCACGATGAGTCTCTGGGGCTGGGTTTGTTGGCTTGAGCATGACATAAATTTTTCTCCTAAATGCTTCCATCAGAGTTATTGCTTGATCCATATCTGTACCCCCTATCGTGCGGAGTGCAAACATAATTCGGTTCCTGATCGCAGCAGATGAATTCCTTGCAGTTCTTATCGCCTTGGGTGCATTGCCCCGAGCTAGCTTCCTCCCGGAGCTGGGCGAAGGCCCGGATCTTGAGCAGGCCAGCGATTCCAGTCCACCGGATCCGGTTCTGGACGTAGGTGCAGATGTCCTCGGTGAAGGGGTTATACCCGTTGATCGTGTTGCACGGAGGACGGAATTCCTGCGTCTTGAGAAAGCGATTTTGCGGGAGCGGGTCCGTGATCGGGTTCACGGAGCAGTCCAGCGTCCGGCAGGCAAGAGCGCATAGGGCCAGATCCATGTTCTTTTTCCAGCAGCCATAGTCCCCGCGCCATTCGCAGGTCATCTTGATGTTCCCAAGGACGCCGGTGAGGTGAAATTCGGTGTATTTGTAGGAGTGCCAAGAGAGCGGTTCCTTGAAGGAATAGCCACGGGTCTCCACGGAGCAGAGGATGTCTGTCTCCACGTTGCGATCCGCCACGAAAGCCTCCCAGATACGAACTCCAGTCGGGTCTTGCGAGAGGTGGAAGCAGCGATTTTTACCCGCGATGACCGCCGAATCCCATTCCACCGGGAAAGTTCCGGTCCAGACGCCCTGCCACGCGGGGGGCGAGTCGGACTCGTTCTGGGTCTGGGTCGAGTAGTCCATGACCCAAGTGTGCCGATTCAGGACATCTCCGGAAGGCACGGAAAAGCCACAGTAAATGTCGAACCCAAATCCGCAGGCACGGGAGGCCACCGGTGACATATTCTCAAATGAACGGTGCATTTCGATGGAGGAAACGAGGTTTTTTGCGCTCTGCAACTCCGCCGCAACCTGCGCGAAACGCCGCGCACCCTCTCGGGAGTACCAATGCAGCTCTCCGAAGGAGTAGCAGGGAGATTTCATCGCCACGCACCCCACACCCGGGAACAAAATCGAGAGAAATCCGCTGGTGGTTTTCCATTGAGTCCGATCCGTCACGCTAGCAGCTACGATTGTCGTGTTCTCCTCGGTGAAAACAATCAGGGATTTATTGTCTCCCGTTCGGGCCATTGCCGTCACCGGCTTCCCGTCAAGAGTCTGGAGCGAGCCTCCCTCGGCCAGATAAAGGGTTTCCGTGAACAGGAGCGGGTTCCAGATGTCGGAGGCGAAAATCTGGTTTCCTCTGGCCACCCAGAGCCTGCCGCCAATCCATTCCATTTGGAATCCTAGCACGGTCTCGTTCGTGTTGCCCCCCGGGATCAGGTGACGGGCTGTCGCTCCGTCCCAGTACGCAGGCCGGGACAGGCCATCCTGCATCATCAGGACCGCCACTGGATCAATCGTGTTCTGGTTCTGGTCAACCCCCTGAACCGCTTCCTTGAACATGATATGATCCACGAAGGGATTGAACTGGATGCCGGTGAGCATCGAGTAATCATTGAACGGATATTGGGAAACGTAGATCCGCCCAGAGACCGCCGCAACAAGATAGGGCAGCGAGCCGGTGGGCGTGAAAATCTTGAATCCCTGCGCCCGGCCGTCCGGCAGCCGGATAAGATCGAAATACCGAGGCCGAGTCCCGACCTGCTTCCCCGAGGTGACGATATTGAATCCCCATGCTAGAAAGCCGGGATCAACCATCGAAACGTGAGAGTCAGAATCCACCCCCAAGGAGAAATCAATATCTCCATCGGGAAGCCGGTTCTGTCTGACGGGTGAGAGTGCCATGCTAGATCATGTTTTCTTCGATCATTGATCCGACCACTCCGCGCTCAAACTGGATACGGATCTGGTTCGGGCCAGAGTTCATTTTCTGTTTTTTGTTGAGGGCGTTGACGGCCATCTTGGTGTACTTCTCGTACTGGTCTGCGAGATCGTCCTCGTAAAACTTGATCGCCTTGAGAGCCATTTTTAGGGCCGTGGTGGACTCCAAGAAAATTAGATCCATCGGGTCGTTGATCGGTTTCGCCTTTTTGCGGAACCTCATGCGGACCCAGTTGGAGAGCGTGTCGCACTCGCAGAGCCGGTTGGCTCCAACTCCCGAAATGCTGATCCTGCGGTACTGCGGCTCGGTGTCCGTGGGCTTGTAATACCCGATCAAGGTCTGGCCGGGAGCCGTCCCGCTGGAGAAGGCGCAGTTTCCAGCCGCAGAGCAGCCGCTCGCACCGGGATCAAGTGCTAGCAGCCTGATAAATCCTCGGGACACGGGCTTGCTTACCCTCGTGATCCGCTTGACCCTGATCGTGGTCGGGACCGGGGTCGGGTACAGGACGGGGACATCGAATCCCTCCGTCAGCACCCCGTAGCAGTCGGGAGTCCAGATTTCCTTGTTGTTCTGGTCGTAGCCGTACACTCGGATCGAGAAGCTGGAACCCTCGTCCGTGTCGGGGATCGCCATGAGCGTTGACGGGAGGCGCGGGTCTCGGAAGGTCGGGAATCTCCCGTCATCCACCCAAGCGAAGTTGGTCATGTCCTCCCCGCACTCCGTCCCGGGGCCGTTCAGGTGGAACTCGAACCACTTGTTTCGGAAATCGGTTGGCATCCCGCCCACGTTTACCGCCAACGGAACATCGACATCATCGGGAAGGGTGATCGCGCATCCTTGGGTGCAGATATCCACCAGACCAACATTGGCGTCCCAATGACCTTCATTTTGAAGCAGCTCGACTGCCTCATTGAGCTTGTCATAAACCATGTCGTCATCGCACCCGCCAAGCATGGCGCGGGTTGACTCAAGGATGTCTTTAACGAGGATCATTATTGTTGGAGTTTGAGGACGTTTTCAGCGGTTTTCTCTGCGCCTTGGGCCAAAGCCTCCAAAATGTCTAATGCAAGCTTGGGATCGCCCTGTACGCTCGGGAAATAGGCACTCCAGAGGCTTCCGACTGCGCTGATAACCCCGTCCATCTGGGAATCATGTCCCGTGAAGGATTTGAGCGCGGCGTTGAAGCTGGCAGGATCCGGTCCAGCTCCAGACGACAGACTCCGAATCGCCACGGCAACGGCATACATCTGGTTGGCGATGGACTGACGCTGGGCGGCGTCCTTGACGCCCAGATTCAGGGCGATGGTTCCAGCCACGGAAACGGCTGTCGGGACGGCCGGGAGGGCATCCTGAACAAGCTGCTGCTGGGTCGTAACGCAGGAGGTGAGCAGGATCGGGATGAGGAGGAGGAGTTTTTTCATGGTTTTTGTTGGGGTCGGTTGCAGAGTTCGTTGATTTTATCAATCAGCTCCTGAACTGTCGAAATATGCAGCTTGCGCTTCACTATGGACCAGAGCAGGCCAGAAAGAATCGCGATAAGGCCCGGCAGGATGGCAATTCCCTTCGTGATGAGATCCGAGGCATCTGGCTGGGTGGCGTATCCCTTGACCACAAGCCAAGTTCCGAAGATCGTCAGGAAATGCCGCGCTAGAATGAACAGGAGCTGGAGGATGAATTGCATTGGATTCCTTTCATGGATGGAGAAGTTTCAGGAACTCTACTCCCTTTGTGGCGAGGATGCTGGAAATCATTGGAAGGACGATAAGAAGAATCCACCATGCCCCTTTCAGCTTATTGATGAGGGCTTTGATGGTCTCTAGGGTCTCCTTAATCTCCTTGAGATCGGATTTGATCGTGGAGTATTGGTTTTCGAGCGTTGCGACCCTCTCGCAAGTGTCGGTGTGGTCGGGGCATTGGTTCATAATCATTATCGTAAAAAGAAGAAGAAAAAGTCTCCATCGGTGTCTGGGGTTGATCCGCCATTTGATAGCGGAACAATCTCACCAGACCCCAGACGTTGAGCCTGATTCGGGAATCCGGCGAAATTAACATTGGAAAGAGTGGTGGCACTGGGAGCGTTGATCGAGAAAATCTTTTGCGCCGTACCTCCCGCCGTAGTTCCCGTCCAGTTGGAAATGGTGAGGTTTCCGGCGTTTCGGATCAGATTGGTGCAGGTATAGTTTCCTGTTCCTCCTGATGCTAGACTAAACACCGAAGCAGACTCAATGCTGGTGGTTCCGTTGGTGATCGTCACACCGGTCAGCATTTGAAGCGTTCCTCCGGCCATTGCGTTTGTGCTGGCACGGGACTGTGATGCTCCGTAAATAATTGTACCGGCAGAGTTCGTGGTGTTGCCCGTGTATCGAAGATTACCGGTAAACTTCTGGGTGAATGTCCCAGCCTTGAGCAGGGAAATGCTTCCAGAGATGTCGCCATTATAGGTGATCGTCTGATTGGTTGAACTGGAAAGCGTTAGGAGTGCCAACGCCCCCGAATTTGTCAGGAAATTTCCGTAATAGATGTTCGTTGAAGCGGTTGACGATCCAAGGTCAGAAACGCTTCCAAACGTCACGGGAAACCCGTTCATTTCTAAAGCGCATCCGTACCCCTGATTGGTCATGGAGAGCGGCGATCCAGACGGGATACATCCAAGGCTCCCAAGCGTTAATTGTCCAAGCGAAACCCTTGTCTCCCCGGTGTAGCCGTTTGTCCCATAAAGGATCAAGGTGTTCTTGCCAAACCCTGTATACCCTTGTGGATAGGCCTGAAACTCGCATGATCCAGCAGAGACTCCATTTGAAATTGTTCCATAAATTGACATAGTTCCCTCGTCATTACCCGCCACAAACGATGCCAAGCCTCCATCAGTAATAAATCGACAATACGAATTAACTGACCCGAATCGAGGAGTCATTCTATTGAAAATCCCAGAACCGTTTCGCATCCGGTAAGAATTATTTGATGCCGTCAAAGTACCGCTGAATGAAGCAGAGTAGATAACGAACGCATCATCCAAAATATCAATAGTATTTGTTCCGATGAGTCCTGACGCCCCAACTGCGATGGTTCCATTACTCAAAACTGTCACCGCCCCAAGTCCGAGGCAGTTATTCGTCCACGCATAGATTCCCTGCTGTGAACAATTAGCCACAACGCAGTTTGAAATAATCGTTCCACCGGTATAGGTTGCGTTGGTGCTGATAAGGTAGATTCCGCATTGAGACTCTAGTACTCCTCCACCTTGAACCGCATTTAGTGAATACACTACTTTCCCGGCACCAGACTTTGCTCCCGCATGGACAAAGGCCACGGAATCGAGATTGTCCTGAAACCATGCTGTTGCGCCAGATTGGATATTGTAATTGAAAAAATTTGAACACCATTGATGTCCTCCCTGATTGGCGTAAAAATAACAAAGACCCTGAACGGTGATATTGTTTGTTGACGCTTGCCCCAAGTGATTGCAGTTCAGAGAAGCGTTGGTGATTATTATGGTTGGATAACCTGCGAGAGTGTTGTCTGTTGCGGGAGTTCCATTGGTGATAACCCCAACATCTCCAGCACCCGGCAACCCCGGCGACCAATGCCCAGCGGTAGTCCAATTACCCGAAGAACCATCCCAATAGTTCGTTGTCCCGAAAACCGTTGACGCCAGAAACATCAACGGAAGAATGTATTTGAGAATTTTCATCGTCCAAGGAGTCTATCCAAGCGGGATTTTGCTTCTTCCAGAAATGAAAAGTCATCCGAATTTAGAACTGAATCACGGATCGCGTTGAACGCAACGGGATGATCTATATCAGTATTGGCATCAAGGTCTGCCAAAAAATCTCTCAACTCTTGGCTTTGCTCGTCTGTCAGGAATGGATCGTCAGGGGTCAATTATAACCGCCTTTCCACGCCACCAAATTATAGTTGGTGCTAGGGCCGTTGAACAGGAAACCGTAGTACCCGATCTTTCCGGGTGAAAGGTTCGTGTAGGCCACAACATTCGTGTTGCACATCGGGAGGAAGAAGGTGTTGACGTTCGTGGTCGCCGACTGCCGGATCGAAAGCAAAATCCTCTGTCTGGTGTAGCCGTAGCCGGGGACTGCCGTGTTTGTGAATCCGATGTAAAGATTCGTCCCGGTTAAGTTGATATGGAAGTCCTCTCCACCAGCCACGTCAATGATATTGGTCGTGGATGCTGATGGTACTACTTGGTATAGGGTGGGAATCACCGCTCCTTGTCGAGTGAGGTTGGAAACCGTGGTCATTCCGGCTACCGCCAAGGTATTGCTCAACGTCAAAGACGATCCGAAGGTAGATCCGTCCAAATGTGTGCTTCCAAGGACTTGCAGGAACCCGCTTGTAACAGGATACAGGAGGATATTTGCCCCTCCCCTGCCATCCATTAAAATCTGACCATTGGCCGTCACCTGCCATCCACCATAACCATTATTATTGACGTAGGTAGTTGACCCTTGGCTCATGGTCATCAACTCGCCGTTCGGACCTGAAAATTGCCATTGTGGAACGCTGGTATTGCGAAGCTGGATATACGCCCCCGCCCCGTTCGTTGATCCGAACGAAATCCTTGGCCCCCCCTCTGCCACGTCATAAGGACGTATTGAAATCCCGGAGCCGATTGAATTGGTGCAAATAATCGCCCCATTGGTGGAGACGAGAAATTGATTTGTCCCGTTGAATCCTCCGCCAGAGTTAGTCGCGCTGATCGTGACAATCCCAACCCCGTTTGACGGGGAAACGGTAATGCCCGTTCCAGCCCGAATGACTGTCGGGTTCTGCGCCATGCTAGCGCAAGCAAAGAGCAGGAGCGTGATGAATGTTAGGATTCTTTTCATGGGTGTCCTTATAGAACGGTGATTGATGCTTTGTCGCCAATGGTGTCACCAGCGATCCAGATTTGGCTGGCATCGGCCACGGTCAGCAAGATCGAGGTCATGCCCTGTGGATTGAGCGGGATGCCGGGGCTAGATCCGCTGGCATTGGTCACACTCCCTTCGCCGACAAAGATCATGCCGGAGTTGGTTGGGACTGCCGCAACCAGCACTCCGCGAGGCGAGGCTTTAGCGGGTGTCTGGACTCGGCCTGTCGGACCAGTCGCCGCAACCGCAACCGCCGGGAGAGTCTTGAAGGTCGCTCCCGTGCTGGGCAGGACGGAGATCGGTGTTCCGCCGGTTCCGCCAGAGCCAGTCATCTCGTTCTGGTTGTCCAGAATCTTGCGGAGAAGGGTGTTGTTGTTATCGCCAACTTGATAGGTTTCCATAATGATTTTGGTTAAGGTGCAACGCGCAGAACCCCGTTGGAGTTCCAAAGTGATCCGGTGGCCAGTCCCGCCGCCGAGGTCGGAAGTCCGGGAAGGGATACCTTTCCCGAGACGTAAAGGGTGTTATTGCTCTCTGCAATCTTGCATGAGGTATTGTCGAAAAGGTTGGTGAGCGTGATATTGAAATTCGGGTAATAGGTTGCATCCGCCCCTAATGTGATGACGTAATTTCCCGGACTCCACAAGGTCATGGTTGGATTGGTGAAATTGAAGAATGAAGAAGAACCGCTTCCGCCATCACGAAATGTAAGTTGATTTCCGGACAGGCGAGCGTAAGTTCCGATCAAAATGCTTCCCAAGCTAGAAGCAGAGTAAATGCCATTATTGGTAGAGACCAGAAATGTGTTGGTCCCATTGAAAAGACCGGCCGAGTTCGTGGCCATCATCTGCGCGAGGTTGACGACATCGGCGGGGCTGACGCCGGGTGCCACGGCATTGATCCGAAGGAAATTGGCGTTGAATCCTGACGCGCTACCAAGTTCGATTGGGCGATAGAATTTGAAAACTCCTCCGTCTGCTTGGGAATATCCGATCAGTCCAGACTGATTCGGGAAGCTAGAATCAAAAATCGTGATACCGGCAACCGCCAGAAACGAGAAGCTGTTCGTGTTTGCCGATGAGATGATCGGGCTGTTCGCATCATACTTGGTGGCGACATTATTCACCGAGTTGGTGGACTGTCCCGCCAGAAGCGCGGAGCAAGCTAGCATGAGTGGGATGAGGATTTTTTTCATAAAGGTGTCACAAGGGTTGCTTCCACCATTTTAGTCCCAGAGTAATTGATCCCAGCCCCGACATCGTTTTTCATCAGGTTGTTGAAGCCAAGAATGTTCCCAGCCCCATTGATCGCGGATCCAGTACCGTTCGGGATGAATAGACTGTTCGTGATCTGGCCCGTGCCAGCCCCGTACAGGGTCTCGATGCAGTCCTGATTCCCTGCCAAGGTGTTGAAGATCACGTTCTGGCACAGGATCTTGCTGGCAATCGCCTTGTCGATCTGGCCCGTGACCCGGCAATCGGTCAGGTGCAGGAGGCCAGCGATTCCAGCCCCATTCGTGATGCTTCCGATCTCAAAACCCTTGATCTGGACATCCCCGCAGGCATTGGTTGCGATATCATGGGAACAGTCAATGTTCCCAATGGTTCCCTTGCCGGTTATGGAGATATTTCCAGCGCGCCCCACGGGAGGCATATTCCCCATGTGCGTATTGATCGAGCCAATATCAGTTCGGGTGCAGGTGATGCTGACATCTCCGAGACCTCCGTTGCTGTCCAAGATCCCGATGTCGATGATGTCTCCGTTCACGTTGATCGTTCCAGCGTACCGGCCATTGAAGGCCGAGGAGATCAGGCTTCCAACGCCCACGTTTCCATAGCAGGTCAGGTTGATCGGCCCACCGTCAAAAGTGATCGTTGCATCGAGGGTGTGGGTGTCGATGGTGGTGATGGTGCAGTTTGAAATCGTCAGGTTGACAGAGTATCCAGTCCCCATGTTCTGACCGTGGAGCGTCCCCAAAACCGAGACGCCGCGCCCGAATCCCGCTATGAAGATGTTGCTGTTATAATTGGCCGCTAGCACCAGATCCCCGTAGTTCACTCCCGGCCCAACCAGCATGACAATAGGAACTCCGAGCGTGTTGGCGTAATCGTAGGCTTCCTGCCAAGTCGCAAAACACAGTCCGTTGACGAAAATCTTGTCGTTCAGGTTCAGGCAGGCATGAAGCTGCTCGTAGTGGAGCTGGTCGTAGATCCGGAGGAAGTAGCAAGCCAAGCCCTCGCCGGGCTGGCGCGGGACGTACTGGCTCCCAGAGTCAAGATTGCAGGGCAGAACCCATTGAACCTGATCGTCCACGCAGATCTTCGTTACCGTTCCGTAAAACGAGCCGATGAAGTTCTGGAGAGCCGATGCTAGCGGCTCATTGTTCGGATCACAGGAGGGTTGTGGGGAGCAAATTGGAGGTGGGCAGGACATGGTGGGGCTATTGGGTTGCGGGAATCATCTTTCCGCCCTTCTTGGCCTTTTTCATGTAGGATTCCAGAGATTCTCCTGCGTCATCGTCTGTTGACGGCTTGAAATCGTTTTCGCCCTCCTTCTCCTCGCCCTCGGGCTTCGGTTCCTTCATCTGCTCGCCGGGCATGGGGTGATCCATCGCGCTCATCTCAACGGGCTGATCGTTGACCGTGTTGGGAGTCAGGTAAACCTCCCCGTCCTGTTCGCTCACGGTCCCCTTCACGGTTACCTCGACCTCTTGGCCGGGCTTCATGTTCGGGATCAGTCCTTTGGGTAGCGGGATGCAGTTTTCCATATTATTTCGGGTTGCTGATTTTTTGAAAAGCCTTGTTAAAAAGCTGTCTCTCTGAAATTAGGGTGATTGCGGCGAGGAGTGATGCGTGAATAAATTCCCGTCTGCCGGTGTCAGCGTCCCCGGTGGGAGTGATGGGGATGTTTGCGCCGTTGAACAACTGGTCAACAAAAAGGCGGAAAGCATCGCTATCCAAATCGTTGTTAGCAAAGAAATTTTGCAGCTTGACGATGTTTTCATTTTTCTCCTTTTCGATTGAATCGCGGTCAGACCGATCTAGGATTCCAGCCACGAGATCGCTGATCGAAGTAACCGCGCCAGCTACGAGTCCAACGTCACTCATGGATTCCTTTCTAGCACAAACCCCTCCCCCGGGCAATCCGGAGGAGGGGAGAGTGGCACATCAATTAGATGCTGTTGCTGTAATAGCCTTGAGGAGTGCAGGCCACCAGATTGTAGTTCGGAGTGCAACGGGCATGGATGATCGGGATCACAAACTCCGGACGCTCGGGCCGCATGGCTGCGGCGAGGTCGTAGTAGTGGAACCCGGTGTCACCCTTGATGTTGCAGTCGTTGTCTTTCTGGTTGTGCCAGATGACTTTTCCGCCCCAGAACTGCTTGTCGAAGCGGGTCATGCCTTCGCCCAAGAATTCCTCGGGAATCTCGCGCACGAATGAGCTGGAAGCCATCAGGAACGAGATTTGGTACGGTGCATTGAGCCAGCTCGGATTCACGGCCCGTTTCGTCCCCTTGGTGGTCGCCACCGGGATGAACGGTTCGATGAAGTTCGGCAGGCCGGTTGCGGTGTGGATGCCGGAGCAGCGCATGATGCTCTGGTCAACACCGAACCCGATGCCCTGATACGGTCCTTCCCAAGAATACTTGAGGAGGGCGTCTTGGGCTTCCTTCTTCGCGCCAGCCGCCAGATAGCGGATGTCGGAGCGGACGTTGGCCTCATCGCGCAGGGCATCAATCGTGTCCTGATCGGAGATGAATCGGAAGTGCTTGCTCATTCCAGAACCCCATTGGAACTCGTTTCCAGCGAGGTTGACATGGGTGAGATGGTTCGCGACCGCCTTGAGCAACTGGAAGTTGATCGGGGCGTTCGGGGTCAGGCCCAGAGGGAACGGGGTCTGATAACCCTGCGCGATCATCTGTTCCACGGTGAGACCCGCAACCACGGTCATCTTCTGGCCGGAGTTCGCGTACATCATGTACCGAATCCAAGAATTCCAGAGGGTCTGAACGTGATCGGTGATGGCCATTTCAGCCATGCGGATCGAATTGCGGAACGAGGAGAAGGCTTGCGTGACGCAAATCTTCGGGCCGCGCTCGAAGTATGCAACGGGGGTGTATTGGTACTCGGTAGTGCCAGTAACCACGTTGCCCGGGGTGCGAGTGCAGGAGAAGCCAGCCCAGTTCGGTGTCGCTTGAGACAGAACGGGGGCGATTGCTTCTTGCACGATGGAACGCTGAATGTCCGACACGCCCGACTCGAAGGTAGAGGTGTCAATGACGTTGAGCCAAGGGCTGTTGATTGCCAATGATCGAGCGATGCGGCCGGTGATGCGATTGCTATCCTTGGAAAGGAAATCATTCGCTTGGAGAACCGAGATACAATCAGACATAGGTGATTCTTTCTTTTTTAATTTAGAGATGGTTTTTCTGCTCGGACGCAGACCACATCCAAATTAAAAGTCTGACTGCGGGTTGCCACCCCGCTGAAAAGCTAGAGTCAAGATAACACGGAAAGGAAATCTGTCAACTGATTTTAAATGAACCCCAAATCTTCTAGCTTCGGAAGTTCCTCGTTCTGAAATTTTTCACCGATGTCAGTCCTGTATTGCGGCGCACGGACCACGATCTCCCTCATGTCATCAACGCATTGCTCATTGGCGTCCTCGATGTCATCCTCGCAATGGGTCGAGGCAATTACATATTCGTAATAGTCTGCCACTCGGAAAAGCTTCTCCTCCTCATCCCATCGGATGTAGAGCGGGTGAAGATGGCCGTCAAAGAGCTTCTCGTGCTGGGGGATCTCCACCGGCTGATCCTTGAATGACCCCTCATGGTTATCGCTGGTCGTTTCCTGCGGGTATTGGCCAGCTCCTAGCACGGTCACCACACCCCAAGCATCCTTCGTCTCGACCCCGCCCTGCTTGCCATCAATCAGGTCGGCAAAAAACTTTCCAGTCTCGGTCTCGAGCAGGTGAATTATCAGGCTCTGGGCCGGATAACCCTCCCGAGGCGTGAACTCGAACAGGTACGGATCGCCCGTTTCCTCAATAATGCCACAGTTCGCGTCAATGTTGATTACTACGTCTTTCGCCTCTTTCTTGAGAATTGGAGTTAGCTTTTCGAGGGTCTGCTGGAACAGCTTGAGGTTGTCGGGGAACCGCATGACTGTCCCCATCTCGCCGGTGGTCAGGCCAGCGTCATCGTTGAGCTGCTTTTTATGCTCCCGGTTGACCTCTACGAGGATCGAGCCGTCATCCCGCCGCTTCCAGTCGTTCCCCATCCACCAGCCACTTGTGGCGAACTCCAGCCCCTGCACGGCCTCCTGTAACATGAAAGGGCAGTCGCCTTTGAGCTTGGCATATTCCTCGGCATCCTTCATCCATTCGAGTTGGCGGATGACATCGGATCCATCGTCCTCTTTCCCGCAAAAATTCCATGTTTTCGGCGCGTGGCCCATCTGCTTGAGAACCCATTGATCGGGATTTTCTTGGATGAACTTGATGGCTTCGTCCACATTCTTGACATGATGCGCGTTGGGGACTTTGATTCCCGCATCCTTCGCGACCTGATGCTGGAAATTCCTGTCGGTCTCGATCTTCTGCATGAACGGATTGTTCCCGTAGCACTTGTACCCCATGCTCCGCAGCGCGGCCACGGACATCTCGTCCCCGCAGATGATGTACCCGTCCTTGCCGACCCACGAGACCCCCGACATGATGTCAGGTGCTAGCTCGACCATGCCGAGCAGGTGTTCCTTGCCTTCTGGTTTCAGGGACAGGAACTGGACTTCGTTTCCTTCGAGCCGGAGACGCCATGCTAGAGCAGTCGCCATTCCCTCCGAGTCAAAGACGAGGAATCTCATTTCGGCAATCTATGCTTACGGACCAGATTTATCAAGCTCTGATCTTTGAATCCGTGGACGATTGCTGCCGGGCAGTCGAGGATGGACGGTTCCGCATCCTTTCCTTGATGACGGTAGGCGATGGAGTTGGTGTGCTGCCCCATCGAGATAATTTTGAACCTCCAGATCCAATCCCACGCCACGGTGTCGCATCCGGTGATTTCCGGGAAGATCCGGGAAATCTGGTTGTCGTACATGGCCACCCCATTGATGTGCATCCCGCTCTGCTCTCCATTCACGGAGAATTTATGTCCTACGATATTCACCTTCGGCGGCCGGTTTTTCCAGTCGTTAGCCAGATCCTTGAACCAGTCCTTTTTCATGGGAACGCAGTCGGCCTCCATCCAAAAGACGCATTTCGCGTGAGGCATGGTGTTCCCAACATGGATCATCGTGCTTCCGAACATCCCGTTCGGGCCTGACGGCCATCCCTTGAATGGGGAGGTGCATCGGAATTCCTTCACGGAAAATTTCGGTGCTAGAATCTGGAGCATTTCCTTGTCCAGAGCGCAGTCCTGACGGTAGCAGAGCATGACCTGCGCGGCGGAGCCGACTGGATCGGTCTGGAGATCGGCCATCAGGCGGCAGACATCCTTTGCCATCGCCTTGTCCCCCTCCCAGAACCCGAGACAGATCAGGATGTCCCTGTCGGGACCGCCCGCGTAAAATGTCGTCCCATGAACCGGCGGAAGTCCTCTGTTCATTTTAGTTTCTCCACGAATTCACGGAATTTATTCTCCATCGGCCCCCAGCTCCAAGACTGGTGGATGATCTTGCCCTCCTGACCGATCTCGCCCTGCCATGTCGGGCCTTCGGTGTCTGTGTTCTTGACGGTGAATCGGTTTGGAAAGTTGTCGATCTCGTAGCAGCCTATCACGCAGAACTCGGAAAAACGCGAGTCCCCGATTTTCAGGTGCTGGAAACAGGTTTTCCATAGCTGGGTTTTCTCGGCCTCTGCTAGAACCTTGCCATCAAGGGGGAGAGGCATACACCTCATGCACTCCCATCCGGGATCTTTCCCGAAAAGTTCCATGAGCAACTGTTTTCGGTATGACGGGTATCCGGATAAAATGAGAGTGTTAAGGTCGGTCCTCCAAAGGACGGGTCTATTGGCTGAAAAGAAATTCTTTTCGGAAAAGTCCTTCATGGCGATGCAATCGGAGTCCCAATTCCATGCTAGCTCCTCACCGAAGAATTTGTGAGCGTTCATCTTCACCCATTGCTGGCGCATATAGGGATTTGTGATAGCCATCGCTCCGGGCATCTTTTCCTCCACGGATACTAGCTCGAATCCGATCTTTTCGGTGTCCTTGCAGATGTCCTTGAAGGCAGGAATCTCTCCAGCCTCGGCCACCACGGTCCAGAAAACGTCCTCTTGGACGAAGTGGTTCACGGTTTTCACCGCGCAGCGCATCAGCTCCGCATCTTTAATGTAGGTTTTTGTAAAAAGATTCATAACGCTCCTTCCATTTCTCGAAATCTTTGCCTCCGCACAAGTCGAAAATAAGTTTCGACCTCCATTCATCCGCCAATTTCTCATCATCTACCGAAACGTAATCCCTGTACTTTTTCTCGAATCTGGCGTGTCTTTGGATTTTTTCTTCGGTGGTTGCCCTCGAAGCATAATTCCTTCCGTCACGATAGCATCGGGATTTTCCTACAACCCTCCCGATAAAACAGCATCCCCAGATGGACGGTATGGCGTGGTTGATAAAATAATCATGCTGCGGCCCGAGTTCCTCGGGATACCCTCTCAAATAATCCACGCAAGACCTTTTCCAGATAGCGGAAAATCCCGGAACAAAGCTTTTCCCCATGAAAAACATCTTTTGGAAATGAACCGGACCAATAATCCCCTGCTCTGGAGAGCATCCAATCATGGAATGATGGCTTCCATCATCCCAGATTCTCTCACAAATCGCATACGCTCCCCCGCAGTCAGTCCGCTGTATTTCCTGAATTGCCATTTTGAAGAAATCCAATTCCGTAAGGTAATCGTCAGAGGCGCATCCGATAATGAGGTCTCCCTTGCTCTTGGAATACCCCAAGTTAAAAGCTTCCGTCACTCCAATGTTTTTTTCCAAGAAAACGGGGGTGATTCTTTTGTCATTACCGCAAAAATCGCTGATAATTTCTTGGCTTCCATCAGTCGATCCATCGTCAACAATGATAAGTTCAAGATCCTGAAAGGATTGCCCAATAACTCCGTTGATTGCCCCGGATATAAATTCTCCGTGATTGAAATTGGGCATGATTGCGGAGATTTTCATATTTTACTGCCCTTCTCCGGTAAACCACGGATCGCGGTCCCGACATGGCCGCATATCACACCAAGGTCTAAATATGATGGGTGTCCAGATTGAGCAGCTCGATAAGCAAAGCTCTCGTCCTCTCCCAACATTCGACCTTTCTGGATTGGAGTGAAAAATCCTGTTTCGTTTCCCGGTGCATCCGAAGACATCGTGTCAGGGAAAGTTTTAGCGACATCAATGAACACCTGACGATGCACCGCAAGACAACCCGTTCCAACGAAATCAACAGCCGCAAGATTATCCGAAGGAATGGTGTGCAGAATCGGTTGAGAACCTCCAGCAATAAGCCTCCCGCCACCCCTTCGATCCCAGTAACATCCTCCGACAATGGTTTTTCCATGAGAGATCAACCTTTCGATGGTGTGGAGATTACCAAATTGGTTCGGAATGTCCATCCCCGTCTGGGTCGCGAAGATTCCCGAGTTTCCAAACGGGAAAATCATGTCCGAGTCCAGCCATATCGACCAAGTTGCTCCCGTTGCCAGAAACCGCTTCGCCAACTGGTTCCTAGAACGTGCGATCATGCTATCCGAGTGTCGATGCTCCAGCCGGATTCCCTGACGGTATTTCATGGCGAGAGCCATAAAGCAGGTGAAACACTCCCCCGGGAAAAACTGGTATGACGCAATGCACAGACAGACATCTCGCCCCTTCCATAATTCCTTCTTTTCATTCCACTCGGGAGGACAGTAGCTTACCTCTATAGCCCCATTCTCATCCTGCATGGCCCTGAATTGCTCCACGCTGGCCGCTGGAGCTTCGGAAGGAGCCGATGCTTGCTCTGGAGCTGGTGCTGGCGCAGGATCGCTCCAGATGTCGAGCATCTTCTGGCAGGTGACAAGGCCGGGCTTGGTCTTTCCGGCCTCGAATGACTTGATTGAGGCGACCGGAACATCAAGCTGCTTCGCGACCTCGATGGGTCCAAGCTCTTTTAGCTTCTGCTGGAGTGTTTCGAGGAGGTTCATCGCATATTGGGAAATGCGGTTGCCAGAGCGTCATCCAATTCCAGCGATTCTGGAACCTTGTAGTCAGACCCGCCCTCTGGATTCAGGTTCCGACCCCGGCCTTCGGGGACTTCGGTGGTTTTGGCTATCTTCTTGATCTCGTCCTGCAAAGCCTTGATCTGCTGGTGAGCCGCAACCAGCTCATTCCTGAACTGGATGGCTGCAACGGACGCCACGGCCATCTCTGCCTTGTGTTCGGGCGAGTTGTCGTTCAGGTAGGACAGGGCTTTTGTCCGTAAAACATCAACCTGCTCATTGTGACGGGAAACCTGCTCGGATTCTGCCCTGCTAGCACCCGGACGTATCTCTTTTTTCAGGAAAAACGGGAAGATCGGGTTCCCGTCCTGCGCCTTCCCTTCGGCGAAGGTCTCCGCGTGTGTTTTTGAACGGGCCTGATCCTCCACGGAGCGGGTTGACTGGGCTTTTTCCCGCTTGGAGAAGTATTCGGCGGCGTTTGCCTTGTTCGAGGCGATGGCTTTCTGCCGTTCACGGTCCAATTTCAGGTATTCGCTGGCTTTTTCCTTGAAAAGACCGGCGTTGAACTCATCGGAGTGCTTTTCAATCGAAGCCTTGATATGGGCCAGAAGTTTCGGGTCGGTATAGTCGATCCGAGCGCGTAATTCCGGCGAGACTTCAAGGCTTTCCAATAGTCCATCCATTTCCTTTTCGATTTCGGACAGAGGTGTTGCGTACTTTTCGAGATATTCAGGATCGTTCTGGTAATCGAGGATTACACGGTAGCCGCGCAGCTCCTCAACCTCCTTTTTCGTCTTTTCCAGTTCGCCGGTAACGTCCGCCCGGCGGGAGGCTACAACCTGTTCTAACTCCTTGACCTTTCCTTGGAGTTTTTGGTTTTCCTGATAGGAGGCTTTGTACTTTTTGTGGAGGGTTTGCCAACCGGCTTGGTTGTTTTTGTTGAGGTTGGTCGGCATGGTGATCTTTTCTGGATCAACCAAGGACTCTGGTTTTTCAGCAGGCTCCTCAACTTTTTCCTTTGCCTCTGGAGGTCTCTGCTGACCATCCTTTCCACTTGGCTTGGGGTCACCAATCGGAGGGGTTTCCGGTTTTTCCGGTGGATTTTCGACAGGAGGAGAGTCGTCATTCTCCACAGGTCTTTCAAAAAGTTCAGCAAGACTCTTATCGAGGTCCGGCTGCTGTGATGGAAGGTTTTGATCTGGGTCTTGAGGGATGTTTTCATCGGGCATAATTACTCCTTGGGTTTATCTGACTCCTGTTTATCCTCGATCTTTTTTGTGACACCATAATCCGCCTCGGGATCTGGCTTCTTCGGTGGGATCGGTGATGCTAGCAGTAGAATGTTCCCGATGCACACCTCGTAACCTGATGCTTGGCCGAAACGAACCGCCGTTTCATGCTCGCTTGTCTGGGCAATCAGTCTGGGTCGCAATCCGGAAAGTGTCGCAATCATCGACTTTCCGGCATCGGTCTCCAGAAAGTTCTTGAGTTCGGTTGAATACCTTTTTTGGAAGTCTGAAAAGTTCATGCTGTTGGTTCTACCACTTCCGTCCCTTGTGGGGCAACTGGTCCAGCGGCCGGTACGCTAGCACCAGCGGCTTTCGCCTTCGCGGAATTGGCCTGCGACTTGGCTGCGTGTCCCTGCATTACCGCCTGCGCGATCTCCTTCATCTTCATTTTTAGCGCGGCAACCAACTGCTTCTTTGATTCATCCGACTCCATGACCTTGATGTGCTGCTCAAGATGCTGGAGCAGGACCGTGACCTGCTGCGGAGGCGGGACGTTCCCGCTCTGGGCCTGATTCTTGACCATCGACTCCAGCATATCTGCTAGAACGCTTGCATGTACCTCGTGGTTATCCCGTGGCGAGACCGGCATCGGGACTCCCTGCATCATCATCATGGTTTCAATGGTCTGCTGGCGAGCGGCCTCGACTTGGATGGTTTTGTCCTCGTCCTCGATGATGAGACCTTCCATTTCCTTCGGGCCAACAATCGCTGCCCCGGCCCGGCGGTCCAGCTCCTTTTGGTTGAAGTTCGGATCGCCTCGGAACATCTGGAGCATTTTCTGGTATTTAGTCTCCTCGTTCCCGAGGACAGCATCCACACGGCCGGTGGACTTCGCATGGCGGACTTTCTTCATGTCGTCTGCGGTGATTCCGTGCCGTGCTAGATTCTTCTGGAACTCCTGCGCGTAGGGATCGGGGGAGTTTTCCCGCATGAGGCGGCGAAGGATGATCGAGATGGACTTGGATAGGGGATCGAGAAAACGCATGATATTCCCCTTCGAGATCATGGCCTGACGGGAGGCGGCGATATTGGCTTCCGAAGCCGTTTTGCGCGTCCCACGGACGAAGGAGGGAGCCTGCGGCATGATGTCGCCCGTCCTCTGTTCCATTGCATTGCTGACCAAGGCATCCACTTGGAAGGCCGTGGTTGCGATTGCGGGGAGCGAGGTCGCCTGCACGTTGATCCCGGGCGGGATGACGCAGAACGGCCCCATGACGGAAAGAGTGAAATCCTCCTGATTGGACTGATCGTCCGCTTGCAGGATGGTCATCCCGCTGGTGACGGCCTGATCCATGAGCTGACACCGCAGCTTGTCGAGTGCGCGGTGGGTGTTGAAGGCGCGTTTGCCAAGACCGCGAGATCCGTGCCACTTCCCGTCACCCGGGTCGATGTCGAAGTAAACGAGAAACTCCTCCATCTCGGGAAATTGTTTCTCCTTAACGAAAAGCTCCGCGTTGGGACCGGATATGTCGGACGGCCCGACCTTCCCGCCATAGACGATATAGTGCGTGACCTGACCATTCTCCTCGGTTGCGAAAACATGGAAGGTGTTGATCTGCTTTCCTCCGACCACGGAGGAGAACAGGGTTCCACCACGGATGGCAGACTCCACGGCAGTCCATCCTCCGCCACGGTGACGCTGAAAAACATCGGACTGGGTTGCGTTTTCAATGGCCTTTCGGACGTTCGGGACGTTCCAGCCTGCCTTGCGAGCAACCTCCTCATCGGCGATGAAATTGTAAAGCTCATGCACGAGATAGGCTTTCTTCCAGACGAACACCTCAAGGTCGGAGACATCGTTCTGCTGGAGTTCATGCACAAACCCCTCGGTCTGCGGGACGAAGTTGGGCCACGGATTGTAATAAGTCGGCCAGATCAGGTTGTTCCAGCCATGCAGGAGCAAGTCCTCGCAGAGACGGGATGCTAGCTTCGGCCACTTGCCCCACCGGCGCAGGGTCTCGGCAAACTCATCACGGATGATCCGGAGTTTTTCCTCCTCCAGATCGCCCTCCACGTTGCAGATGTACTGGGTATCGGACATCAATTCATAGAACGGGACGACTGCTCTGCCAATAACCCCTTCCATATACCCGAAAGAAACATTGAATCGGTACGACTGACCGGCGGAAAGAATGTCCCTCTCATCATAGGGAGGATTTCCATTGAAGGCGGCGACAACTCTAGCGCGGTTGAAGTCACGCTTGTCATCGTCTCGTTCGAGCCGCCGGGCAATTTGAAGGGCTTGGTCTGCATCCTGAATGGCTTTCTTGGTGTTCTTTCCCTTCGAGTCGAATTTCGGGTTATTGACATCGGTGGGGTCGCGATTTACGTCTGACGCTGATGTGAGGAGATTGGCTTCTGGCATAGGAATCCTTTATTGAATACCGAGTTTGAACTTGAGATCGCGGAGTGCTTTCTTTTTGTCCCTGAAATCCAGCAGCTCTTTTTCGGAGTACCGCAGGCTGCGCTTGTCGTTGAGAAAGGCTTTCATTCCGTAATTGTAGAGGACGCTTTTATCCATTGAAACTTTTCCAATCGGAGTCCTTCTCATAAGTTTTTCAGCCAGCAATAGGTAGGATATGCGTTTTTATTCTGCTCGGAGACCCCCAGCGCAGCGGCCGGGAACCAGACCTTGAGCTTGAGATCGCACCCGCAGATGGCGCAGGCTTTCAGGTGACCATCGAACATGGTCGCCTTCTGGCCGATGATCTTGCTGCGGAGCATCTCGATGGCCTTGTCCTCCACCGAGCGGCATGACGAGCAGCCTCCAGCTCTGGCCTGACCCGGGGACACGTTGTTATGGCACTTGACGCAGATGCTGGCTCGGACATTCGCGGTATTCTGATCGACAAGCTGCGCTCCACCAGTAGCGAAGCGGAGCATGGACTCGGAAAAATTCTTCACCCTCTGGAACATGGTGCTCATGGGATAAGTCGGCATCTGACGGGGCGTGAAATTCTGGCAGATGTCGGGATAGTTTTTGCAGTAGAACTCGGAAATTTCCTCCTCGATTTTCTCTTGGTAGGCATCGGGAAGCTTGTTGCTTATTCGGTGGTTTAGGACATTGGAGACGAGCTGGTTGAAGGTATCGCCGGTGATCGTGGTCGGACCCTGCGGAAACCTCCATCCACCCGGCGGGATAAGCCCTGTTGAGATTTTCATTTCTTTTTCTTGAGCTTCGCCCTGCGCTGATTATTGAGGGCGGCGGCGATGGACTGGTTGAGCGGATGGCCCGCCTTACGCATTTCGCTGATGTTCTTTGAGACGGCTTCCTTGCTGGCGGACTTTATGAGAGGCATTGGTTTTCCTTTTTATGGTCGCATGAGATCAACTTCTATCATATAGTGGGCCGATGTCAACTGCTAGCATAGAAACGCCGGGCATGGCAACTCTCCTTGTTACCCCCGATCAACTCCGCGTCTATGTTGCGATGGCGATGGCCGAAAAGAAATATCGGGTCGCCGCAAAACTCATCTGGCCCTTCCTGAAACAGAACGCTTGGACCGATAAAATATGGGATAACTTGGAAAAGTATCAGTACAACTGCATCATGGGTCATGCTAGCGCGTCCAAGACCTTCACCTGCGCTGCTTTCTATCTCCTGAAATGGTGGGAAAGTCCTCACAACACGGCATTTATCGTCACCTCCGACACCATCGCCTCCATGAATCGCCGTATCTGGTCGGACATCAAGACCCTCTGGGGCAAGAGCCGCATACCGATGCCGGGCGAGCTGATCGACTCCCGCCACATTATTCGGATCTCCAATCTGGATGACAAAAACGCAATCGCCGCAGTCGCCGCCGAATCCGATGACGCCCAGTCGAAGATCCAAGGCGTCCACACGGAGAACATCATCGTCCTGATTGACGAGGCCGACAACAAGTTTTCCAGATCCGTATGGGGAGCCATCTCCAACCTCGGTGCTAGCGGCAATCTCCATGTGACCGCGCTGGCGAATCCCGTGGATCGGAACGGGGATTTCGGTTCCCGCTGCGAGCCGGAGGACGGCTGGTCCTCCATCGACCCAGAGAATGACATGGAGTGGGAGGGCTGCACGGGCTGGCACGTTCTGAGGCTGGACGGAATGAAGTCCCCGAATCTGGTGGCTGGCGAGGACTTGTACCCGTTCCTGCTCACGAACAAGGGCGTGGCCGACATCCGGCGCGAGAAAGGCGAGAATTCGCTGGAATGGTGGTGTTATGTGAGGGCATGGTATCCGCCCGAGGGAACTTCCAACTGCATCTTCACTCCCGACATTCTAGCACGGACCTCAAAGAAACTGGTTTGGAACACCGTCACAGAAAAGATCGCAGCGTGTGATCCCGCCTTTGAGGGTGGTGATGATTGCGCTCTTGTGATTGGTTGCATGGGAAGGCTTGCGGATGACCCATCCAAGCTCGGCGTCCGAGTGGAGAAGCTCGTCAAGATCAAGCGACAGAAGCCGTCCGTGCCGATCACATTTGATTTCGGCTCCCAGATCGTCAACATCCTGCGTGAAGAAAAGATAAAGCCCGCTCATTTCGGTATTGATAGCACAGGCAACGCGCTCGGGCTATCGGATTATATCAAGCACACCTTTTCCCCCGCGATCCACGCGATTTCATTCGGCGGGAAGCCCTCCCGGATGAAGCTGACCGCAGAGGACACCCAGATTGCATCCAGCAGGTTCGACAGATTTGTTTCCGAGCTTTGGTACTCGGCGCGCGAATGGATGCGGCTTGGGCTGATTGAGATGGCAGTCCAGAGCCGTGAACTCCAGCGTCAGCTCGAAGCTCGGACTTATGAGCTGCTGCCAAATTCCGCAAAGATTCGCATCGAAACAAAAACGGAAATGAAAGACCGTGGATTGCCAAGTCCGGATTTTGGTGACGCGGTTTCGATCCTGATTCATGTCGCAAAGATTTCACTCAACTCGTCCCTTCCCTCGATTGGGACGGCGAAGGCCCGGATAAAGGACCGTCTGTCCGCTCTACGGAAGAAGGAATTTTCATATCGGGCTGATTATCAAGCGAAACATCAGTCTCCAGCAGACGATCAAGATTACCAAGTGAGCCAGCCTTATCGCGACATTGGGAGATGAGGATCGCCATCTGGTTCACGAGCGGCTGGCCTCCGCTGGTGACATCCAGTTTTTGCTGGTCCTTCTCGAAGGCCCGTCTGGTCATCTGGTCGAGCCGGTCCTCCGTTCTGACCACGACCTCCATCGTCTCGGGATCGGTTACCTTCTCGGCCATCTTGTCCAGCTTCTCGAAACGGTCCCGAATCTTTTTCTTGAGCGCGTCAATGTGGACCTTGAATTCGTCCTCCATCGCCCCCTCCATTCTGGTCGCGAGACGTTCCGAAGCCTTCTGGACTGCGGTATCGGCGATAATGGTCCTGATGTCCAGCCCTGCGGCCTTCTCCTTGTTCCATCCAACCGAAAAATCACGCAGGCTTTTGTGGTTGATGCGGTACTTGACTGAAATCATCTTCAACTTCCCCTGATACATCTTCCCGAGCAGATACTCCGACTTGGCCATCCGCTTCCGCTCCTCCCTGTCATCCATTGTTCTGGTCGCCCATTCATCCTTGAACAGCTTCTGGTCCTCCTCCCATTTCTGCTTTTTCTCCCGCCCCTCACGGGCCTGACGAGTCCTGATATTCTGGTCGGCAGGTTTTTCGTGGCCGTAACTCATGCCCAATAATCTACCACTTCCCCCTTTTGTCAGGCAACCATCCCGTGCTAGATTCCTGCCATGCAAAACCAGCCTTCTCCCGCCCCAAGCAAATCCAAGCCCCACCTTGCCCCGAACAAGCTCTGCCGTTCCAGCAAGGGCCAGCTCTCCTGCCCATGCAAACTCAAGACCAAGTCCTTCTCCGTCCACATCGTCCAAGGCAAGGAAATGGTCTCTCTGGTCATCGAGTGCCGCAACTGCCGCTCCCTCTACATCCTCGAATCCCGCCGCACAGACCGCCGCCCCGATAACCTCATCGAACTCCCCGAAACACCCAAAATCATCATCCCATGAATGACCAACGCAACGAGGCTCTAGCACACCTCAAGCACGGGGCCGACCACCTCAACGCCGCCATCCTCTACTTCCAAAACAACCCCGACAAATCCCCAGACCGCTCCGACTACTCCTTCCTCCTCAACAAACTCGGCGAAATGTTCCGCGAAACCAATTCAGCCCTCCACTACGCCCACCCCCTCATCTTCCAGATCCTCTCAAACACACCAGAATAAAACTCCTCCTCCTCCCCAATTCTAATGCAGATGACGAATAGCCCTTGACATCTGAAACAGCAATCCAGTTGTCTGGGCCAGCTATCCGGCCAATCAAGATGTTTCCCTGATCCTGTACCTGCTCATGGGGGGGGGCAAGTTTCTGGCAGGTTCCAGAAAGGCAAGCCTTGACAAGAGGAAAGAGGGATGTGCGGGTCGGGAGCGGGTGTGAGGCGGGGTCAAGTATCCGTGTAAAGCTGCCCGATCCAGAGTACTGCCTGGTACGGGGGTCAAAAACCCCAGCCACTCGCCGCCAGCTCCCCGCACCAGCCCTCCTCTTGACTTTGCTCCGCAAAGCTCTTGACATGCGCCAGCACCAGCGGAGGAGGTCTTGCTCAGGTTCTGGGGCAGGCTGTCAAGGGAAGATTGTCAATAAGTGCTAGAACGGCGTTTCTTAAAACCCGCGTTTTCGGACACTTTGAACCAAAAGCAAATGTCAAATTTACCCCAGAAACGCCATTCCACCCCGTTTTTGCCAGCTTATCAAGGCATGAAACAGGCTGCTAGAAAGGTAACCGATACCTTACCGATACCTTTGGCTAAGGTAACCGATACCTTACGGTAAGGTAACCGATACGTTAGCCTAAGGTAACCGATACCTTACCGATACGTTACCGTAACGTACAAGAACCGGACTGGATAAGGATAAGGACAGGATAAGGACTAGATAAGGACAAGGCTAGAGCTAGAGCTAGCGCAAGGGCTTGCAGGGCAGGGCTTGAGAGGGCAGGCTGCTAGTGCTGGATGACGAGGCGGGGGGCGAGGCCGGGCCGACCTCCCCCAACTCCGGCCTGCCAACCTTGCCCTTGCCGTCTCGACAAGACCCGCCCAACTTGCCCTGCCGGATTACAGGAGCTTGACCAGACAGAAGCCTGATTGGATCAAGCCGGAGGATATTGCGCTGCGCTGACTGAATATTACCATCCCGTGAAATCGCCGAGGTGCTCGCCCGACCAACCCGCCTCCCAGTTTGTAGGGTTTCCCCGCCGAGGGCTTGTGCTCTGGTTTGGCATGGGACTTGAATGACAGCTTTCGCGCTAGGATGACTTATAGCGCGTTTTGATTGAGTGAAGTTTTTGGTTCAAGCCGCCTCCCCGCTATCCCGATATCCCCGAAACGGTTTTAGGGTATTTAAAGAGCTTTTCCAGTCTTTCGTCTCTCTCTTATATAGTCAACTTTGTCAATTTTTATCACGTTTATTTATTTTTAATTTTCTTTCACTTTTCTCTTGCATTGTTTGCTCTTTGCGCTTATCTTGCGTGTACAAGATCAATTTCCCCTCTGTAGCATGAGGGGTACAACACAACCAACATAACCCACAGGAACCCGAAAAATTATGAAGATCACACTGAAGGCTTTGCAGAAACTCGGAGCGTGCACGGACGGCATTGCTTGGTTCGCCGCGCAATCCGAAAACAACGGCCGGAAGGTCGTCGAAAAACTCCTCGCGGAGGGCCGGGCGAATTGGGCCAACTGGTTGGTGGCCCGGCTGCTGGGGAAGTCGGGGAAAATTGCTTATGCACGGTTCGCTGCCTCCCGCGCCGCCGCCAACGCCTCCTCCGACTATGCCTCCGCCGCCAACGCCGCCGCCGCCGCCGCCGCCAACGCCGCCGCCGCCGCCAACGCCGCCTCCGCCGCCAACGCCGCCGCCGCCAACGCCGCCAACGCCGCCCGTGCCTCCTATGCCGCCGCCAATGCCGCCCGTGCCTCCTATTCCGCCGCCGCCGCCGCCGCCGCCGCCCATGCCGCCGCCCATGCCGCCCGTGCCTCCTATGCCGCCGCCGATGCCGCCGATGCCTCCTATGCCGCCAACGCCGCCGCCTACGCCGCCAACGCCGCCGCCGTCTACGCCGCCTACGCCGCCCCCTACGCCAAAGGCGCTTACGAAACAGCCCTCGAAAGGATCGTGCGTCACGGTCTGGGGCTGCTGAAAGCCTAACCCCCGCCGCTCCCCATCCATTACCGGTGGGTGGGGAGAACGGGTGCCAGAACAAGCCCCAAAAAACACAACACAACCAACATAACCCACAGGAACCCGAAAAATTATGAACTACAACGAAATGACGGTGAGCGAGCTCCGCAAGCTTGTCACCGAACGCAAGCTCGGTGCTGGCGTCTGGCGTGTGAGCGCGAGCAAGGCAGACTTGATTCTCGCGCTTGAAACCGGCAATGTCCCCGATGCCGAACCCACCCCGCCCCGCACCGGCAATCTTGCCGAAACGCTGGCAACCGCAATCCGCGAATTCCTCCCCGAGGGCACCGTGAACGAGGAGAAGGTCCGGGAGATTGTATCCGATGAATTAGGACGCCGTGGAGCGTTGAAAATTGAACTTCAGATTGCCGAACTTCCCCCCGTTGACGTTTCAGAGGATCATTTCCTCCTTCCCTTGGTGCTAGCTTGTGTCCATAACAAAATCCCCGTTTACCTCGTTGGCCCGGCCGGATCCGGCAAGACGCACTTGGCAAAGCGCATTGCGAAAATGCTCCAGATGGAATACTCCGACATTTCAGTTTGTGGACAGACGAGCGAGTACAGCCTGCGCGGTTACATGGACGCCCAAGGACGTTATGTCTCCACTGGTTTCCGCACCCGCTACGAGCAAGGCGGGGTTTTTTTGCTGGACGAAGCCGATGCAGGAAATCCAAACGTGTTGGCCGTCCTGAATTCCGGCACCGCAAACGGACATATGAGCTTCCCCGATGGACTCATTGCCAAGCACGACAACTTCCGCTTGATTGCTGCTGGCAACACCTACGGCACCGGCGCAAACGCGCAGTATGTCGGAAGGAATCCACTGGACGCTGCAACCCTTGACCGCTTTGCGTTTATCCAGTTTCCGATTGACCCGAGCCTTGAGGGCCGGTTAATCGGTGTTGACGTTCCCAAACCCGACTTTGACATATCCGAAGGCGGAACGATGGACGGCAAAGCATGGATCGAGCGGGTTCAGGCTCTCCGGGAAAACGCGCAACGTCATGGTGTGAAAGCGATTTTCTCACCCCGCGCCACAATCTACGGAACCCTCCTATTGTCGTCTGGTGTTGGAATCCGGCACGTTGAAAATATGCTTCTACGCAAGGGACTGGATGAATCGACTTGGACCAAGTTGCAATCTTAAACCCGAGGATTTTATATGGCATGGAAAACCACCAAACCCAAGCAGAATCAACAGTGTTGTAAATGCGGTTGCGTTATTGTCGCCCACCAACCGGCTTGGTATGCAACCAGATCGAAGCTATATATCTGCACGTCTTGCTCACCCCAACGCACCCCCGCCCCGGATGCCCCGCAACCGTCCCCGGATGGCTCTCCGGCACGCCCGGAGAAGGTTCCCCACTACGCGGGAAGCAAGGAGTATCAGCAGCTTGAAAACGTCCCAAACTCGGCTTGGAACTGGAAAGAATATCCCAGACCAAGCAACCCGGCGAAGCCCTTCAAAATCGCTGAATCATACGTTGACTTTGACACCTTTGCCCGTATCGTGCAAGGCCGTCCCGCCCACTACACCGGCGCAAGCCGATCCCGGCGGATCGCCGGGGCCGACTGGGACTTGCTTGCCGGTTTTGGCGGAGCGGTCAACATGATGTTGCATGGCTGGCCCGAGGGCCGAGAGTTTGCATCCCGCATGGCTGGCAAGCTTGGAGACATATCCGGGCGGGTTGTCCGGTTTAAGACGGTGATGGACGTTGCCGGTTTTGCTCCGGACGTAGGAGTGTTTTGCGCCGGAGCGCCGGATTGTATGTTTCATTACGAGACCCACGAAGCCGAGGCGAAAGCACAAGCTAGCATTGTCAGGGTTTGCGTGAACATTTCCGCAAGTGGCGGTGTTCCAGCGGAAGCCCTTGCAGTAAAAGGCTTGGCCGTCTCAACCCTCGTTGAAGCCCTCCAGACCGCCGGAAAATCGGTAGAATTGACAGTTTGTGAAGGATGTTTATCCTCTCGAGATGGAGACGGTTACCAATGGTTTTTAACATTGAAAGAAGCGGATGCCGTCATGGAATCAGACCGACTAGCCTACTTTCTTGGGCATCCCGCTGTACTCCGCCGTCTTGGATTTGCCTACACCGAGAACGCTCCGAAAGCTTTCGGGGGCGTCTTGGAGGTTCATTCCTCTTACGGAACCCCGCGCGAAACCTGGGGAGGAAAGCCCGGGGACATCCATGTCGGACACAACCACTTGCTCGAAACCAACTGGAAAAACATGGACGTTGTTCGAAAGTGGATCACAGACCAGCTTACAGCCCAAGGAGTGACACTTGAGGGGGTTTGATACCCCCGAGGCCGAAAAACCCGCCAGAACCCGTTTAAACGCCAACCAAACCCATTCCAGAAAGGAATCACAAGCCCATGAACGCAAAGAAACGCCGATCCATCCGAATTGAGCGAACCGCCCGAATCCACGAACGCCGAACCCACCACGCCTACCCCGGCCCCGTACACGCCGAAACCCCTTGCCCATGCTCTTGCGCCTTTTGCGGGAACCCGCGCAGGTTTGCCAAGGGCCGGGACCGGCTCACCGTACAAGAGGCCCGGCTTGCCGAGACCTTGAAGCTTGACCTTAACGCATACTGATATCCTACTCACTCCCGGGACGCTGGGAGCCCGAGGGTGAAAGGATGCCAGAACGTCATCCGAAAAACATATAAACCAAAACAGAAAAAATCAAAATGGAAACCTATAAAATCAAAATTAAAATCGCCGGAGCTTTTGCTTTTGGCTCAACGGTCAGCTTTTTCATGTACCTACTTTGCCTGATTTTTAACGTCTGAAAAACAAAAAAGGAAAATCCAAAATGAAAACCAAGAAAGCCAAAAAGAAAAAAACCAAGACCGTTAGTTTTGTCCTTCGACCCGATGGAACCCGCTCCGTCATCGAGGGAAAGCCCGACCTACAAACGCTACAAGCTCTCGTTGGAGGGTACATTGAGAGAGTGGGAAGGCTATCGCACTACGAAGTCTTTTGCAATGAGGACGGGAAGCCAAAAGGTCTCCCGGTGAATTACTCCGCAACCCTGCTCTGCTATTCGCTGGGCTGGCCTGTCGGGGATCATCTGGTGGGGGACATTGTTTTTATCGTGAAATAAAAATATGAAAAATCAAAAAATCCCTCTGGAACGGTGCTGCCTCTGTGGTTGCGCCCTCGTGGACTTTGGACATAACCCGCGCCCCCTCGCCGAGGGCAGATGCTGCACCGAGTGCAACGGAGCGAAGGTAATCCCGGCGAGAATCGCGCCCGTTTACGGAGGTAAATTCCTCTCAAAGAAAAGCGAAAAACCACAAAAAGCACAAAACCCAAAAAGAAAAGAAAAAAAGTAGTTGCATTACTTGGGAGAAGTGTTATATAGCATAAAGGCACTATGGAAAACATAACTGAAAATTCAAACTGGTTGACCTTCTACCAATTCAACAAGATGCCGGAATTCCACGGACGACTTACCCCTGCGCAATTCCGTTATGCCATCGAGAAAGGTTGGATCAAGGCCAAGAAAAGTTGCCTGTCGGACTCTGCGCGTTGGGTTGTGCGCGAGAGCGACCTGCGGGAATACTTTAACAAACTCGAACCGCAACCCCAGCCCGCTGAAAACGCAAAAGCGTAAAAAGCGCATATAAACAAGAAAGCCAAAAAAGCAAAATGAAAACCTGCACAATCGCCGAATGTCTGGAAATGGAGGGGATGCCCATTCCCCGCGTCACAGGAACGCTCAAAATCCTTTGGGAGGTCAAGAGCGGTAAAGACTGGACGGTTCAATCCGGACTGCTGGAGGACGGCACCGGGAAGCTCCGGGTGTCCTTCTGGAACAGGAGCGAAGTACCGGCGCAAGGAAGCCGGATCGTGATCCGGTCAGTACCGAGCAAGAAGGACGGCAAGCCCTGCGGTGTCCACATGGACAAGGACAAGTCCGACAAGCCCTGCCTGTCGGTCAAGGAGACGGCCTTGGTTTGCACGAAGGAGGACGAGCCTCCCGAGCAAGCACCGGCCGCCGCAGCGCGCCCCGCCTACCCCGCCGCTGGAGCTGGACGGCCTGCGCCCGATGCTAGCACCGGACCCCGGCCATCGCTGGCGGTACGGGTGACGGAAATGACCGAGATGCTGACCTTGTGCTATCAGGCTGCACAGGTGGTGACCGCCGGTGACAAGGAGAAGGCTCAGCCCTTCGCCTCTCTCATGGCCATCCAGCTTTTCCGGGAAGGCTACAAGCCCGAGAAGCTGCCCACGGTGAAGCCGAAACCCGAGGAAGAACCGCCCGAAATGGATGGTCCACCGACAACGGAGGAGACTTTAGAATACGAATCGAAAGACGCGGAATTTTAACATGAACCAATTTTGGAAAATGCTTGAGGAGATTGAAAATGCACACCTTTCCGACTGCGAACGGGTGCAACTCGCCTTTGCGTTGCTTGGAGAAATCCACGACAACCACAAGGACGAGGAGAGCTACGACATGGCTCTCCGCGCTCTGACGGCTTTCCAAAAAAAACTCAAAGAGAAGGAAGAAAAAAATGCAAGCATTAACAAAAAGACAGACCGCCTCGCATTGGTATCTCGCTGACGGATCGCCGTTTTACGAGGTTCCAAGCAAGTCCAAGCCCGGCCAGATGCGTAAGGCCACGCTAGCCGATGCCCGGATAGTGGGCGCGTTGCCCTCCGTGGGAGGAATCAAGGGAGTGATCGACAAGCCCGGCCTGCGCGGGTGGTTTGCGGATACGATCATCCATTCCGCGCTCACCCTTCCAAGAAACGCCGGGGAGGTAGATGATGACTTCGCCGTTCGGATCGCTGCGGACGCCGACACGGTTCGAGAGAACGCGATGGAAACTGGGATCGCCCTGCACGACCTAGCTCAGCAATATCTCCAAAACGAAAAGATCGGTCAGGCGGATGACAGGATTCTAGCTTTGTTCGCCCCTCTCAAAAAGTGGATTGACGAAAATGTAGAGCAGTCAATCCTCGTGGAAAAGAGCATGGGTTCAAGAGTGCTGGGATATGGTGGCCGCATGGATGCCATCCTGCGCCTGCGCGGTCAAGACCTGCTGCTCGTGTCGGACTTCAAGTCCCAAGGAGTCAAGCCCGGCAAGAAGGCCACGTTCTACGAGGACGACTGGCCCTTGCAGCTTGTCGCCTATCGCGAGCTTGCCAAACTCCAGCATGATGTTGAGGGTCAAGAGTTGGGCCTGATGTCGGTGGTGGTGAACACAACCAGCCCCACTCCGATTGAAACGAAAATCTGGAGCGAGCCTGAAAAATATCTGGAAGCGTTCAATCACGCTTTCGGCCTCTGGCGGTACATCAACAACTTTGACCCAAGGTCAAACGCTTGAGAAAATCCCCGCTCCAGCGCAAGACGCCTCTGCGAAAACGGAGTCTGAAAAAGATTGCGCTGGACCGGGTTTATTTTGAAAAGAGGACAGCGTTCCTCGCCGGAAAGACTTGCTTCTTTCCGGGGTGCTGGAAGGATGCCACGACAGTCAGCCACACGAAGGGGAGAGGGAAATACTATCTGGTGGTATCGACATGGCTCCCGTCCTGCGCCGAGCATGAGCAGTTTATCCATGCAAACCCGGCATGGAGTTATCAAAAAGGGTATATGAAAAACAGAAATTAACGAGAAGGACAATTATGTTATCAGAGGAAATCACCAAAAGAGTAAACGAGATCCGGGCCATGCCCAAGGAAGTCCGCGACCTTATGTTGATCGCACAAATCAAGAACCTGCACATCGCTGCGGTGAATCTGGAAAGCGAGTTCGAGTCTTTCACCAAGGAAATGAACGTGTTCCGGATGCTTGTCATGGGCTGCATGAGCAATGACGAAACAAAGGAGAACGAAAACCATGAGGGCTAGGTTTTTCACCGTGGAAGGATTCGATGGGGATTGTCACGGGACGCTCTGCGCCCGGTGCGCTACAATAATGAATCCCGGCGAAATCGTAGAGCTGACTGACCGCTCGATCATGCGCGTCTGCAACGGATGCGGATTCTGCGGGTATGTTGGCCAGTTCGACACCAAGATCACCAACCTCATATTTGGCAGCGTTGCCATTCTAGCAGCAATCGGATTCTGCTACGAAATGCTTTGCTGCTTTTTCAATCTGTAAAATTATGGAAGTACAAACAGACCTGTTCGAGAAGTCTCCCGAACCCATCAAGGTGACAGGGGAAACCCTCAAAGACGAGGGAATGAAAAGGGTTGCCGAAAACAATACGCTTTGGCTCGCGAGGATGCGGGAGCGTTTCACCGCGTTCCTGAAAACAATCCCGGAGAAAACCGTATTCACTTCTGACGAGTGGAACCAATGGCTCGACAACCACAACATCAAGGACGAGCCTTGCTCCAACAAGGCATGGGGGTGTCTCTGGCGGGTTGCCCGGGACGAGAAACGGATCTTCTGGACTGGCAATGTCAAGAAGGCGGTCCATCCACGGTCTCGCGCCGGACTTGTCCGGGAATGGAGGAAAGCATGATCCCGGAAATGAAGGAGTGGATGCTCAAGAAAGCAAAGGAAACCGGAGTGCCTCCGATGGTGATTGCATACGGGGAGCGTAAAAGTTCTTCCTGCGGTTCCTGCGCTCATTTCTGGGTCACAAAAGATTCTCGGTGCTGCGGTCTTTGGGGTTCGGAGAATGGAATCTTTTCGGACATAACTCCCGCTTGCTCTAAATGGAAGATAAATTTCTAGGAGGATTTTATGAGAAAATACTTCATCCTTGATGGCGATAACGCGGTTCACGAGACGGAGGACGTTCTAGCTTGGGCAAAATGGTTTGAAAAAGATTGCCGCAAGGTTGCCCGAACAAAGATCGGAGCCTCAACGGTCTCCACCGTTTTCCTCGGTCTGGATCACAACTTTTCCGGCGAGGGCAGGCCGGTCCTATGGGAGACAATGGTGTTTGGCGGGAAGTTGAACCGTAATCAAGATCGGTGCGCTGGGACATGGGCTGACGCTCATGCCATGCACGACAAGATGGTTCGGAAGGTGAGGGAGGCGAAAAATGATTAACCGCGTTTTCAAATGCGAGTTTTCGGACGGTTGCGTTTGCACGATCACCGCTTCCGAAACCCCTCCCAAGAGGCAGCGGGTCAACTGGAAGCCGTTCGAGTGCAAGTTTTCCAAGAAGCCCACACCCGTCATCTTCCCCGACTACATGAAGTGGGTTCTAGGTGTCAACAAGGTGCTAGCGGACTGGTGGAAGGCGCAGTACATCTACGGAATCGTTGCGCCCGGCGGTACCGTCCACATCTGGGGCTTTGCCCCCGGCATTGAACCAACCGAACTTGGGTTGATCGAGGCAACCATCGAAACCGAAAAGCCACAGGGAGGACAAGATGCGTGAGATCATCTGGGAAATAATTAAAATCATCCTGCGCCGATGAACTGGACTCGGGAACAATATGAAACCCTTCTCCGTGATCGTGCAGTTAAAAGGGCTGGGTCACGTTCCATCGTTCAAGAACAAAAAAATGCTTTCCCGGGGGAGACTCATTACGAACCCGGCAAAGCAGCGATGGATGGAGAAGGCGATCAATTCTATCGCGTTACAGTTACGCTCCTCGTTAGCGACCTACAAGATCGAGACGCGGACGGGGCAATCTCCACAATCCTTGACTGTATCAATGCTGCCGTTGGACGACTCCTTGGATTGGATCGGAGTGCCTTGCGGAAACTGGCAACGAGTGAAAAAAGGAGAAGAAGGTGCAATCGTAAAAATTGAAAAATTATGAAAAGACTCAATCGAAAAGACTTATCAAGCGGAATCATGGCTTCCTGCCTCTGTGGGAATCCTGCTAGAAGGTGGAAATGGGGCGGATGGGTTTGTCCTCGCTGCGCCAAAATCGAGAACAAGCTCTCCCATGACTGGAGCTTTCACAAGCAAATCTATGGCGACCTCCGTCACGAGGCCGGTCAGGCCAGTCAGGCCGGGAGGTTGGCATGAAACGATTCACCGAAGCTGAAAAATGGCGTGATGGCTGGTTCTCCGAGCTAGAAGCGCATCACAAGCTTCTCTGGCTCTGGCTCTGCGACAGGTGCGACCCGGCCGGGGTGGTGGACATTTCATGGAAGGTCGCCTCATTCGAGACCGGCATGAAGCTGGCTGCGGAGGATCTTGTTGCCCTCAAAAGCAAGGTGGAACCGCTTCCCTCTGGAAAGGTGCTGATCCCGGGATTCATTCCGTTCCAGTATCCAAACCTCTCCATCGACTGCAAGCCCCATAAAGCCGTGTTTGCGGCATTGGAAAAGCATGGCCTTCTGGAAAGGTTTGCCAAAGGTAAGCCAAAGGCAACCGAAACCCTTGAGGAAGGTAACGGTAACCTTCCAGAACCAGAAAAGAATAAGGGAAATCCAAAAAAGGGAAAGGTCCATGCTTGGCCTCCAGCCCAACTCCCAGAGGAAATCTGGGATGCCATCCAGAGGCTTAACGCTCCATTCCATCGGCGGGAGGAGACGCCTTGGACCGAGAAGGAACTCAAGGCGATCAAACTGCTCTCCGAGCGTCCTAGCTTCGCCGAGGAGCTGGCCTTGATCGAGACCCGCTACAAGACGGGAGGCCAGTACCTGCGTCAGGACATCCAGACCCTGCTCAACAACTGGTGTGGAGAAGTGGACCGCGCAAGAAACACCAAGAACGGACCCGCTCCAGCATCGGAATGGGCAGACCCTGAACCAATCAGAATGTAAAAATTTATGAACGAAAACCCGCAAATTGACGATACCGTTACCGAGCCTGTGTACGACCTCGGACCGACCCCCGCGCCGGTGCAGGCTCAAGCACCAGCTCCACCTCCAGAGCCTGAACCCGTGAAGTGCAGGATCTGCGAAGCTAGCATACCGCCATACCAGCTCAAGCTCTACAACGAGGCTCTCTGTTCGGCGCATCTGTCGATCAAGCTGATGAGAGAGAGCGCGGCGAGGGACGGGGACCGAAGCTGGGAGGAACGGAGGATTCGATGGAAAGAACTCTGCCCGGAACAATACCGTGACAATGACGTTAAGCGGATTCAGTTGGCGAGGTACGAGGCCGTGACATCATGGAAGGTGAACCCGCAGGGTCTGCTCTGTATGGGGGCGTCCCAACTCGGAAAGACCACGAGCTGCTGGAAACTGCTGGAGAGTCTTTACATCAATGAAGGGATCAAGTTTGAGGCGGTAACGGAAGCGGAGTTTTCCAATCGACTCTCTCGGTCATTTCGGGATTCATCGGCGGGAGCTTGGCTATCGAGGCTCTGTAAGGTGCCGGTGCTTTTCTTTGACGACATTGGACATTCGGCCTCCACGAGCAAGCATCTGGAGGATCTGTTTTTTATCGTGGAGACGAGGACGGCATGGAAAAGGCCCATCATCGCCACGACCCAATACACCCCCAATGAGCTGATTGACGCTAGCGGGATGGGTGGGAAGAAAACCATTCTAGCAATCCTGAACCGACTGAAACGTTCATGCAAAATCGTTCAATTCTATGAGTATAAATGAAAACATTCCTGATCGGATTCATTATCGGCCTGACGGCAATCGCAATCCTTATGGTTGCGGTGTGGCTGTCTGGAAACAACATGGCACTTTTACCATTGGAGGGGATATGACACCACAAAACGCAATGAACATACTGGCTTTGACGCCGGAGACAATCTTCGAGCGGATCAAGGAAGATTTGGGTCGTGGCTTGGAGAATGAAGCGAAGGGTCACTTGAACATCATCACCGTTCTGTGCAACCGCATCGCCACGCTTGAGGCCGGGCTAAACGCCAAGCTCGGAGTGGAGCACAATAGAACCGTGGAAGCGGAACGAAAGAACAAGCGACTCCTCGCCGAGGTGGAACGGCTGACAATGGAACTAAACG